TTAGTTGTATTGGACACTCCAATATATTTAATGGAAGCAGACGTATTAAAAGGTGGAGCAAGTGTTGCTTCTGATTTAGACTTATTTATTTCATATGAAGTACTAGACGACTAGGAGGTAACCGATTATGTCAAATGGCGGAATAATTGGACCACCTAATACAGTTACTGCAGCATCTTGCAAATCTCTTTCTGCAAACGTAACTCAAATCACTGCATCAGGTGACTTTACTGTTCAATGTGCACCATTAGGTGGCACTAGGACTGGAACAGTTTTAGTTGTAGCAGGTGGTGGCGGAGGCGGTGGATCTGGAGCATATTATGGTGGAGGCACTGGTGGTGGCGCTGGTGGTTATAGAGAACTTTCTTCTCAACCTTTACCAACTTCTGCTATTCCAGTTACTATTGGAGCTGGTGCTTCTGGTGGAACCGGAGGAGCTAGTTCTGCTAATGGAAGTAATACAGTTTTTGGAAATCCAGCAAACCCCATAACATCTGCAGGTGGTGGCCAAGGAAAGTTTTGTAATCAAGTAGGTGGACCAGGAGGATCTGGTGGTGGAGGAGGTTTTGATCTACCAGGAGGTAGTGGAACTTTTCCTGGAGCAGCTGGTGGTACAGGTAACACACCTCCGGTTAGTCCCCCTCAAGGAAATAATGGAGGTTCTGGATTTACAGTTTGGCCATCCTATAGTACATCAGGTGGTGGAGGTGGAGCTGGTGCAGTAGGAGGAACAGGAGCTGCTCCTGGAGCAGGAGCAGGTGGAGCAGGAACAGCAAGTTGTATATCAGGTTCATCAGTAACAAGAGCTGGTGGCGGTGGTGGTGGAGCATATAATAAACCAGGTGGAGCAGGTGGATCAGGTGGTGGTGGAGCAGGTCAAGGAGGTTCACAGACAAATGGTGCAAATGGAACAGATAACACCGGTGGAGGCGGTGGTGGTGGCGCAGGTCATCCAGGTGGACCAACTAATGGTGGAAATGGTGGTTCAGGTATAGTGGTGGTTAAAGAAGATGCCACAAGTGTTCCAGTGCCTGCAAAAGCTTCAGGTGTCTGGCAAATGCAAACTCTTTATGATCAAGTTTTAAATAATAATTGGGTAACAAGAACAGCAGCAATAGATTACATGGTAGTCGCTGGTGGTGGAGGATCAGGTTTTGATGGTGGTGGAGGAGGTGGAGCTGGAGGATATAGAGCTTCTGGTTATGGTCCAAGTCCATTACAAGGAACAGCACAAAGTTTAGGTTTAGGAAGTTACACAGTAACAGTCGGAGCTGGTGGAGCTGGAGAACCAAATTCTTCACCCTCATGCACTGTAGCATCTAGTGGTAGTAATTCTGTATTGGGATGTATTACATCTGCTGGAGGTGGTGGTTCTGGCGGTGGCGCTGCAACAGTAAACAGCGCTGATGGAGGTTCTGGTGGTGGTGGAGCTGCCCATCCTGCTGCTCCTAGATCTGGTGGTTCTGGAAACACGCCTCCTGTTAGTCCTCCTCAAGGTAATGCAGGTGGTAATGGTGCTTCAGGAACAGGTAGTGCTGGTGGTGGAGGTGGTGGAGCAACTGCAGCTGGTTCTAATGGAAGTAACCCACCAAGACAAGGTGGTAATGGAGGTGCTGGAGCACCAAATACAATTACAGGAACAGATACTACTTACGCAGGTGGTGGAGGTGGTAGTGGTGTTGATACGATTGGAACTGGCGGAGCTGGTGGTGCTGGAAGTGGTGGAAAACCAGGTACATCAGGTACAGCAGGTACAGCAAATACAGGTGGTGGTGCTGGTGGTGGAGGTCCATGTGCTGTGAATCCTGCAGGTGGTTTAGCAGGTGGTTCAGGTATTGTGATCGTAAGATCGCCGGCAGCATCAGGAATTTATTTAAGTGGAACACCAGGATGTGTAAGTACAACCAGTTTTATTGGAGATACATCTTATGATACAATAGCAAGTTTTACGGCATCAGGAACTTTAAATGTTGGCGAAACACCTTCTAGTGCGGTTACAGCAAACTATCTAATTGTTTCTGGTGGTGGAGCAGGTGGATATGGAATGCAAGGTGGGTCACCTCGAGGTGGTGGAGGTGGAGCTGGAGGATATAAAACTTCTTTTGGTTGTTGTACTAATTCAGCATTAAGTTTAGTAGCTGGAGTTTACCCAGTCACAATTGGAGGTGGTGGATCTACTGGTGGATCTCAGCCTAATCCAGCAAACTCAGGTTCATCATCTAATTTTTCAAATTTAGCAACTACTGGTGGTGGAGGTGGTGGTCAAGGAAGTTGTGTTGGTGGAAGACCCGGAGGTTCTGGTGGAGGTGGAGCAGGTGGAACAGCACCTATTGTTGCTGCTGGAACAGGAAATGTTTTAGGTTATACAGTTGTTGAAGGAAACAGTGGAGGAGCAGGAGAAACTCGTCCAAGTAATGGAACAGGAGCAGGCGGTGGCGGTGGTGGAGCTAATGCAGCAGGATCAGCTACTCCAGGATCTGATGGTGGAGCAGGTGGAGCAGGAAAACCAAATACTATTACAAATTCACCAGTTTCATATGCCGGTGGTGGCGGTGGTGGAGCCGAATCAGGAACAGGTGGAGCTGGCGGAGCCGGTGGTGGTGGAGCTGGAAGTCCAAATTCTTGTGATTCAAATCCAGGAACAGCAGGTACTGCTAATACTGGTGGTGGTGGTGGAGGTGGATCATCTAGTGGTCCAGGTAGTAGTCCACCAAGTGCACAATCAGGTGGAGCAGGTGGTTCAGGAGTGGTTATTTTAAGAGTTCCAGGATCAACAACTGCAAGTGTTGCACCAGGAACTAATAGTATTGCAACATTACCAGCACCAGCTGGAGGATGTAAAGTAGCTTCATTTACTGTATCTGGTACGTTGACAATAAGTTAAAATTAAAATATAAAATATAAATTTAAGGAGTAAAAATATGGCACATTTCGCAGAATTAAAAGCAATGACAGATCCTACTGGATTTACGTCAGATTCACATCAAGTAGTACAAAGAGTAGTTGTTGTAGGTAATGATATTAATACAGCAGCAGGACCATTAGGTGATAACGATATGCACGTAGATGGAGAAACATGGTGTATTAATTTTTTCAAAGGTGGAATTTGGAAACAAACTTCTTACAATAATAATTTTAGAAAATCCTATGCAGGAATAGGAATGATATATGATCCTGTAAAAGATAAATTTTTAGCACAACAACCGTATGCTTCATGGTCATTAGATTCAAATGATGATTGGCAAGCACCAATAACTTATCCAACAGTTACAAACGATGGTGCAGATCCAATTGTATGGTCTTACATGATTACGTGGAACGAAACAAAATATAACGCTGACAACACAACAGGTTGGGAAGCAACTAAATCAAACGACGAAGCGGAAACACCAACAATCTACGATTGGAACGGCACAGCTTGGGTGTCCGCATAGGAGGACACTTAAATGCCTAGAGGCGGCGGAAATCAAAACGGTGGTGTAATCGGAAAAGTAAATAATTCTTCTTTCGGTAAATGCACTGTTACAACCAAAACATCATCAGGAAATATCACAGCACAACCAGGAACTAGAATAGTTCAAGCTACAACAGTCGCTGGTGGCGGTGGTGGTGCTGGTAGAGGTGGCGGCGGTGGTGGCGGCGGTGGTGGTGTCGTTTGTGAAGAAATTAATGCTTCAGGAACTATAGCAGTTGTCATAGGTGGTGGTGGAACTGGAGGAGCACCAAACGTAGCCGATTATACCGGATCTCCAGGAACTGTTACAACAGTTGCTGGTTCTTCTTCAGCAGTTGCTGGCGGCGGAGGAGGCTCTGCTTGTACAGGAGGAAAACCTGGTGGGTCAGGTGGAGGTCAAGGAAGAGGAGGACCTGCAATAGGTTCTGGAACTGCTGGACAAGGAAATAATGGTGGAGCTGATGTTGGTTGTAATGGTGGTGGTGGGGGTGGCGCAGGAGCTGTAGGAGCAGATGCTGTTCCAGGAGCTGGAGGTGCTGGTGGTGCTGGTTCTAGTTCTCTTTCATCTTTATCTTGTACATTATTTGGTGGTGGCGGTGGAGGTTCTGGAGAAAATTCAACAAGTACTCCTGGTGGAGCAGCTGGACCTGGAGGTGGTGGTGCTGGTCAACCTGGTCAAGATAGTTTTAACCCTAATGCAAATGGATCAGCTAATACAGGTGGCGGAGCTGGTGGTGGAGGTTATGCTCCAGGTTGTTCTCCTGGTGGAACAGGTGGCTCTGGTATAGCCATAGTAAAAGAATTAAACAAAGCAAGTGGTGTGTGGTCAATGCAAAGTCAATTTCAATCTATTAAATGTGGAACATGGCCAGAAAAATTATTCAATATAGATTATTTAGTAGTAGCTGGTGGTGGTGCTGGTGGTGGAACAGTAGGTGCTTGTCAAGTTGGTGGCGGTGGTGGTGGTGCTGGAGGTTATCTTGCATCAGGTTATGGTCCATCACCTTTACGAGGATCGACATTGGTATTAGGTGGAGGAGACTACACAATTACAGTTGGAGGTGGAGGTGCAGGAAGTGCTTCTGGTCCAGGATCGGGACTTTTAGGAGCTAATGGTACTGATTCAACTTTTTCTACAATAACATCAACAGGTGGTGGTAAAGGTGGAGCTGAAGGCTCAACTAATGCGGGCACAACTTCAGGAGGAAGTCCCGGCGGATCAGGTGGTGGTGGATCGTATCAAGGACCAGGAGGTTCTGGTAATACTCCGACTAAAACTCCGCCTCAAGGTAATGATGGAGGTGATCCTCAATATTCAGGTGGACCAACTGCGGTAGCTGCAGGTGGTGGAGGTGGTGGAGCAACTGCTGTTGGAGCAGACGCAACACCTAGTGCTGCTGGAGCTGGTGGTGCTGGAGCACCTAATAATATTAATAACAGTTGTACAACGTACGCTGGTGGTGGAGGTGGATCTACATTTAATAATAACGGAACTGTTGGAGCTGGTGGAGCTGGTGGTGGAGGAGCTGGAGTTAAAAACAATGCACCTCCTGCAAACAATGGAACTGCTAACACTGGTGGTGGAGGTGGTGCTACTGGAGGTAAAGCTGGTGGTGGTGGAAATACTATTGCTGGTGGTTCTGGTGGATCAGGTATTGTTATTGTAAGAGCACCTAGTACTACAACTTTTGCAGTTTCTCCTGGGACTAATTCAACATCTACACATCCTGGTGGAGACAAACTAGCTACTTTTACAGTAAGTGGAACATTGACAGTTTCATAACAAATGTTATATTAAGTTCATAAAGATATATGAACTTAACAAATTATTATTGGTATTTTCAATCAGCAATTCCAGAGCGTATCTGTGATGACATTGTAAAGTATGGTCATCAAATGCAAGAACAAATGGCAGTTACTGGTGGTTATGGCGATAAAAAATTAAATCAAAAACAAATTAAAGATTTAAAAAAGAAAAGAGATTCTAATATTGTTTGGCTAAATGATAGATGGGTGTATAAAGAAATACAACCTTACGTTCATCAAGCAAATGCTAGTGCTGGTTGGAATTTTAATTGGGACTTTAGTGAATCTTGTCAATTTACAAAATATAAAAAAGGACAATACTATGATTGGCATTGTGATAGTTGGGACAAACCATATCAAAGAGAAGCTAATGATCCATCACATGGTAAGATTAGAAAACTATCTGTAACTGTAACTTTATCAGATCCAAAAGATTATAAAGGTGGTGAACTAGAATTTGATTTTAGAAATCTTGATCCAGATAAAAAAAGAAACGTTAAAAAATGCACAGAAATATTACCTAAAGGTTCTTTAGTTGTATTTCCTTCATTTGTATGGCATAGAGTATGTCCTGTTAAAAGTGGAGAAAGAAACAGTTTAGTAATATGGAACTTAGGATATCCGTTTCAATAAAGGAGAGATATGAAAAAGAAAAAAGCTAAAGCTAGAAAACAAAAAATAAAAAAAGAAGTTGTGGGTTATCCTAAACAATTACAATTAGAAGAATTTTTTAAATGTCCAATATGGTTTGCAGATGAACCTAAATTTGTTGATGATTTAAATAAGGCATCAGATAAATATATTGAAGCATCTAAAAAAAATTTAAAACCACAAATAGATAAACGTAATAAAAAATTTGGTGACAAAGGTGATATGGGTCATGTATTTCATTCAACATCATTAATAGGTGATCCCAACTTTGCAGAATTACAAAATTACATTGGTGCAACGGCACATAATTTATTAGGTGAAATGGGTTTTGATTTATCTCAATATCAAGTATTTACTACAGAAATGTGGGTGCAAGAATTTGCTAAAAAAGGCGGTGGACATCATACTTTACATACACATTGGAACGGACATATTTCTGGTTTTTATTTTTTAAAAGCAGATGAGTCTACATCATTGCCGATGTTTGAAGATCCAAGACCAGGTAATGTCATGAACCTTTTACCAGAAAAAGATAAAACAAAAGTAACTTACGCATCATCAGCAATAAACTATAAAGTAAAACCAGGTAGAATGATATTCTTTCCATCATACTTACCACATCAGTACATTGTAGATATGGGCTACAGTCCATTTAGATTTATACATTGGAACTGCCAAGCAATACCAAAAGGAGTGTTAAATGTCGTTTAAAAAAAATAAATACACAGTCTTAAAACAAGCTATTTCACCAGAGCTAGCAAAGTTTGTTTACAAATACTTTTTAAATAAAAGAGAAGTTGCAAAGTTTTTATTTGATCAAAGATACATATCACCATTTACAGACTATTTTGGCGTATGGAACGATGAACAAGTTCCTAATACTTATTCACACTATAGCGACATTGCAATGGAAACATTATTAATAGAAGTAAAACCTGTTATGGAAAAACACACTGGTATTAAATTAAGTCCTACATATTCCTATT